GCTCTTATAGTTTGCCCCAATACCTTGAAGAGCAACTGGGCTCGTGAATTCGAGAAGTGGTGGCCGGATGTAAATGTTCAGGTGGTAAAAGGGTCAGCGACTCAGCGCCGAAAAGCGTTTGAGGAAGAAGCAGATGTCTATATCGTGAATTGGGAGTCCCTCAGGGGGCACTCTAAGCTAATGTCATACGGCAGTATAGCTCTTGCTAGGTGCACGGAATGCAAGGGACATGACGCTAGGGTCACAGAAAATCGTTGCGAGGTTCACACCAGAGAGCTGAACGAGATTGATTTTAAAGCGGTAGTTGCCGATGAAATTCACCGTTCTAAGGATCCTAAGTCAAAACAGACTCGTGCGCTTTGGGCTGCAAGTGGAAACGCTGACATTAGATTTGCACTTACTGGTACTCCTATGGCTAACGATGTTGTGGACTTATGGCCGATACTGCACTGGTTGGACTCTAAAGAGTGGCCAAGCAAAACTAAATGGATTGACCGTTATGTGGATACCATGATGAATGCCTTTGGGGGGATGATGGTTCTCGGGCTTAAGCCACACATGGAAGCAGAGTTTTATGCAGGAATCAACCCACGGATGCGCCGAATGCTCAAGGCACGAGTGCTGCCGTGGCTTCCAGAGGTGATAAACGATCGTAGAGACGTCGAAATGGGCGTGAAGCAAGCAAAAGCTTACAAGCAGATGCTTGAAAATATGGTTGTAATGCTAGAGCATGATGGCGAGATCGGACCGAACGGGGATGTTGTCGTTGCGCCTAACCCGCTAACTCAGACGCTTCGTCTGCTTCAGTTTGCTAGCGCGTACGCTCACATAGAGCTTCAAGAAAACGGAGATGAAAAAGTTCTCCTTACAGACCCTTCTTGCAAGGTAGACGCTTTAATGGATGACATAAAGAGCGGTGACTTTGGAAGTGACTCTGTTGCTGTCTGCGCTGTGTCTCGCCAGCTAATCGAAATACTAAGTGCTCGCATGACAAAAGAAGGCATTAAGCACGGACTAATTACTGGATCTCAGTCTGGGGATGAACGTCAGCAAGCTGTTGATGATTTTCAGGCAGGCAGAATTAAGTGGGTACTGTTCACAGATGCAGCAGGCGGTGTCGGAATTACCTTGACAGCAGCACGAAGACTTGTTATGCTTCAGAGACCATGGTCCCTTGTGAACTACAAGCAGGCCCTTGACCGCGTCCACAGAATCGGATCAGAAATACACGATTCTATTCTGATTACGGACTATGTAACCGAAGGAACTATCGAGGAACGAGTAATCGAAGCCTTGGAAGGTAAGGCCGATAATTTTGAGCAGATTGTGCAAGATAAGCCAAAGTTGTTGGATATGTTAAAGAATGGAGTACCAAAGAAATGACGGTTAGTCTTATACGGAGAGAGCAAAGAGATTGCTCCAAGAAGGAGGTGGTGCCCAATGACGTCTGAAATTATCAGGATTAGTAACTCTGAAATTCAAACGTTTAAGTGAAGGACTGTAGACGTAGGTGGTGGCTGACATATTATCGTCGTCTGAAACCAAAGGTACAGAATTTCACAGGAGCGTTGGCTTTAGGGTCACGTATACACGAGGCTCTAGATCGTCACTACTCAACGGGGCAGGGCCTTCTAGAGGCTCACGCTGATCTAGTTAGAGACGACCTAAAAAAGATGAGCGACGGGTACAAGGACACTTCGTCCTTGGAAACTGAAGCCGATCTTGGACGCATAATGCTAGAAGGCTACCTCGAGTGGGTAGAAGAAGAAGGCATTGACGCGGAACTTGAGATGATTTCCACGGAAGAGATCCTTGAGCGCCCAATGCTTGACGGCAAGGTCATTCTGCAAGGAAAAATTGACATGCGTGTACGTCGAAAGCTCGATGGGGCTCGAATGATCCGTGACTTCAAGACCGTAGGTGGCTCTTTTGCTGACTTCGGCTCTATGGCGCACATGAACGAGCAGGTAAAAACTTACATGCTCCTAGATGAAGCTCAAGAGCAAGAAGGCGGCGAGAGAACAGATGGAGCTATCTTCACAATGCTTCGTAAGGTTAAGCGCGGTGCTTATGCTAAGCCACCGTTCTATGACCAGATTGAGGTCCGCCACAACAGATTCACGCTCCGTGCTTTTCTAGATCAATTAGAAGGCACGCTAACCGACATGCTGGAAGTACGTCAAGCGCTAGATGATGGCGGTAGTCACTACAGAAATGCATATCCAACACCAACTAAGGACTGCAAATGGAAGTGTCAGTTCTTTGCTAACTGTCCACTCTTTGATGATGGCTCTGCAGCAGAGGCAGCACTTACTGACTCATTTGAAGTTTCCGACCCTTATGGCTACTATGGCATAGGGGATAAGAAAGGCAACGAGTAGTCTACTCGCCAAGAAAGTACGAAAACGAAAGAAAGGATGTGAGTAATGTCTGACGTCGATCGCAGTTTAACAATTATGGTTTATGGCGAATCCAAGGTTGGAAAGTCCAGCTTTGCAGTCACGGCACCATACCCACGCCTAATGCTTGATGTTGAGGGTGGGCACAGATTCCTACCTGTAACTATCAAGTATTGGGATCCAATGACTGAAGAGCCGCCAGTGGCTGATGGAACTTGGGACACAGTGGTGGTCCAAGTCCGTGAGTACGATGTGGTCATGAAGACATTTCAATGGCTTCAGAGCGGTAAGCACCAGTTCAAGTCCCTAATCATTGACTCCATCTCGGAGTTGCAGGTTAAGTGCATGGACAACATTGCTGGCACAGAGCAAATGAAGATGCAACAGTGGGGCGAACTACTTCGCCACATGGGAGCGCTACTTCGTGACCTTCGTGACCTCACGATGCATCCAACTCAGCCCCTCGAGGCTGTAGTACTGACAGCTATGGCGCGTAAGGGCCAAGACGGTGTATTCCGTCCGTACCTACAGGGTCAGCTAGCTATTCAGGCCCCCTATTTCTATGACATCCTCGGAGCACTCACAGTGGAGACGGAGCCAAATCCTGATCCAATGCAGCCCCCACATAAGGTAAGACGCATGTATGTTGAGCGGACACCTGAATGGGAAGCTGGAGAGCGTGTCCAGGGACGTCTAGGTAAGATAGTACAGCAGGGCGATCTAGGAATAGAGCGTATGCTGGACATGGTCTTCGGTGAAAAGAAGACCGATACAACAAAAACAAATGACAAATAAAAAGACAGATTAAGGAGTAATTAATGTCCTCAGTAAATTGGGCCGACCTAGTTCAACAGGCAGGCGATGTTGCAACAAGTACTAACTATGAGCCATTACCAGATGGTGACTACGAACTAAAAATTATCGAGGCTCAGGCTGTAGTTACCGCTAGCGGTAAGCCTATGTTTAAGGTAACAACCGAAGTTCAGGGCGGGGTCCATGCTCGCCGTCGCGTCTGGGATCAGCTAGTAGTAACCGCTGACAACCCTAAGGCCATGAATATGTTCTTCATGAAGACTAGCGCCATGGGCCTAGGTCGACCTTTCTGGGATGCCAATCCTACTAACGCTCAGGTTGAGCAGGCTCTTATGAGTCGGTCCTTCCGAGCAACCCTGGGAACTCGTAGCTACAACAACAACCTAAGCAACGAGATAAAGCGCTACTACCCAGCGCAGACGGCGAATGCTGCAGTTGGAGATGGTAGTACACCATTTGCTGCACCAACTCCGGCACCGGCACCAGCTCCGGCTGCTGCACCTGCACCAGCTCCGGCTGCGGCAGCACCAGTTGTAGCTGCTGCACCTGCACCTGCACCTGCACCTGCACCAGCGGCACCAGTTGAAAGCACTGAACCGTTCTAGTAATTAGTTGTTGCGGGGTACCTTCGGGTACCTCGCTTCACTTACAGGAGAGATATGAAGGTTCTATTTACAGGGATGGCAACATCTCATTGCATTCGTCCAGAAAACAGCACTTTCTTTACGCTACTTGCTGATGCAGTCGCTGAATTCGCTGACGTTACATGGGCAGTGCCCAAGTTGGACTGGACTAAAAAAGATTTAGATAAATTTGACGTTGTCATATTCGGGTTCATCCCCCCAACCTCGCTGAGTGCGAATAAAATTTACGGAGCAATGCACGCTCTTGGCATCATGTTTGAGTCACCTAAGCTGAAGTTGGTCATGGACAGCGCCCAGATGTGGCAGTACAAAAACAGCGTAGGAGCCGTAAAACGAGATGCATCCATGTTGTTTGGCAACTTCTACTCTAAGAGGGTAGATTACTCAATAGCAAAAGATTCCAGAAAGTACATAGACAAAGCTGTAGAGCATATGACCAACTCTGTCTGGCCAAAGACTTTGTATCCATCACTTCCTTGGCTTGATAAGGCTAAGGTTGCAACTATATTAGGGTTCATACCCGAAGATAAGTTAGTTGGCATAAGCCTAGACGCCATGCTTATAGACCCAGAACCAGCACGAATTGGACGCTCTGATGCATGGGCAGTGGAGAGTTTAAAGAGTACTTGGTTACAGCCGCTAGGAAGATTGCTGACATACCCTCAGAACTCCACCAAGTCGGGTAGGAAAACTAATGACGAGTACGCAATGACTATAGTGCGCAACAGTATTGGACTAATTATCCCCCCTCAGGAGCGTAAAATGGGTACTTGGTGGAATTACAGGATGTTCCAAGCCATGAACACCAGCACTCCTGTAAGCACTTACTGGCAGGATACATATAAATTTCACTCATCCTGGGCTGTGCTTGCATACCAGATTGAAGATATGACATCCGCTGAACGACAGGCTTTAGCTAAAGAACAGCGCGACTCTTACATTAGGGCAACACCGTTAAAAAGCGTTGCGATCAAACATCTAAAAGAAACACTGTTAGACTCTGAGAAGGAGAGGAAATAATGCCAGAAATGAATCGTGATTGGATACAAGAGCAGCTGGAGGCCGCGAAGGTTAAGGTGGGCTCCGGGAAAGCTATTATTAAGCTATTAGAAGCCTGGGAGCAGGTACCGAAATTAAGTGATGCTATGACCGATGAGGTACTAGCAATCTTCCCCTTACTTGCTAAAGGACACGTCCTCAAAGTAGAAGAGACCGATGATGACTACATCTGGATCAGCTTGGAACCTGGAAAGATAAATGTTTCCGATGTAGTTCGAGTAAAAACTGATGCATTCACAGACAAGCTAGGCCCTATTCACAACGGGAGAGTGGGCACAGTGGCTGCAGTTAGATATGGTGACGTAATATTTAATGCAACTGATGGCAAGAGCCCAGTTTTAAACGGAGTGCACTATTCTCCATACAAACTTGAAAAGCGCTACAGAAAGCCGGAATAATGCGCACCAGTTTTGATCTAAAGATACTTGCAGAGACACTTCAAGAAGCGGAAGCACAAGCAATCTCTGCAATCGCCGGATTTTTGGCAGTTGACGTAGACACCGCTCGTGATAGCGTGAACATGGAGCTTAAGGTCTCTTATCCTAAGGCAGAGACTGTCCCCGAGATAGAAGGGGCTGCTGCGGCTCAGATATTTCAAGTTATAGCTTTTGCAAATCTTAAACAAGGTGTGAATAACCCCTTTTGGCATTAATACACTAAAACTGTAATCTACGGTAAAATTACACCGTTGTAATTCTGCTCAGTGTAGACTCCTTGTTATGAAGGATTCAAGAATTGGCGAGTCGTTGTGGTCTATATGGGACGGCGACGGATATGTCGCAGATAATGATGAAGCAACTGTCTACTTTACACAGGAACACATTGATGTTGAAGAAGACCTCATAAAACGTGCACTAGCGTCCTCAATACAGAGAGACGGTATATCCTACTCTCTTGGAGATAGCTTTAAGCTGGTAGATGCGTCCATAAAATCACATTTGTGGATAGGAACACTGGACCAGGAGATATACCCAGAGATTTGTAACTCAGCCGGGGAAACCCTCCTAGGAGCTACGCTAGATAATGTGGTTGAAGCGACATTCGTGGAGGTTCTTTCAGTTGATTGATAGCCCGGACTGGCACGAAGATGCCGAATGCTCTAAGCCCGAGAACACAGACAAAATAGACAACTTTTTTTCAAATAAGCCCGCTCAGCAATGGGAAGCTAAAAAACTCTGTGAAATTTGCCCCGTAAGAAAAGACTGCACCCAATGGGCACTAGACAATAAGCAGATTTGGGGCATTTGGGGCGGCCTCACCCCTAAGAAAATTCGTAGAACTCTTTCAGTTAACTGGGAGGGCCAAGAAATGCGTCATAAGCGGTTTCCGTTATGCCCGTATTGCAAGGCAAAGACAGAGCACTTAAAAACTGCGACTGTAGATCGCCCTGAGGGAGGCCGATGGGCAACTATGCGAGTAGTTGGCTGCGGAGTATGCAAGTTCACCTGGCAAAGTCGTACTAGTGCCAATGCTGTTGATGCTTTTCACGTATTAGAGGCTAAGAATCAGCAAAAGCGCGATAGTAACTAACATTCGTCTTTAGACGTTCATTCTCTGGGTCAAGCTTTAAGGCCTGCTCACCGTATTCCAACGCTTTCTCGGTCTTTTTAAGCTGATGCGCTGAAATTGCTGCCAAGTCAAAAGGAAGAGCTGCCCAAGCAAAATCTTCGCAAAGATAGTCAAGAGGCTTTTCCTTTATTTCTAGAGCTTTTGTCGCCATTTCATGACATTTAGGCCAGTTACTGGTTTTATAATAGTGCGTTGCTAATTCTGTCAATGATTCCCTGCGACCGGGGGACTGCTTTATCGCCGAAAGCAGCCATTCTTCTGCTTTTTCAGGCTCTAGCTTAGCTAGGTATCTCATGGATGCTGCACGCTCTGGAGGCCAAACGGCCTTAGGCAGACTGAGGTGCCTTTTAAACTCTGCTATGGCCTTTTCTCTGTGATTATAGAAAAAGAGCTCTCTGGCATAATAAAAAGCATTGCGATCATCATCCGGGCCCTCTGCCACTGCCATGGCTAGCAGTGGAAAATACTGCGACCGTGTCTTTGTATTATCTGGGTGGTGGTGTATCTCTAGCCCTACCCAACCCTGAACTTCCTTAGTTTCGCCATAAGTCTTCAAGACTTCATGTACCGGGTGGGACCAGCGGTAGCCTAGGCGAGAGTGTATCTTATCCCCGCCATACTGGAGCCCTGGGGCTGTCTCAGCGTCATTCTTCCAGTTCCAAGTGTACTGATACCTTGGGCGCGTCCAGCCCTGCTGTAGGGCCTTCTCGAGCTCCTCACGCCATCCGGGTAGAAGTACCTCATCCATGTCTAAAGCAATACAGTAGTCAACATCATCAGGAATAGCTACAAGAGACGCATTACGTGCATCCTCGAAACGCCAAGGACGAACTCTTACGTCTATTACGTTGATTCCAAGCTTTTTGGCTACTTTTACGGTATTATCCGTACTTCCGGTATCTGCAATTAAGAGGTAATCGGCGTCTTTTGCGCTTTCATGCCATCTTTTGACAAAACTCTCTTCATTGAGCGCAATTGTATAAACTGCTACTTTCATGATTTTAGACTTCACCCTTGACAGCCAAAACGCTGATAAATTCTCGTGGCTCGAAGTCTCCACCGATAACGGCAGTCAGCAATCCGGGCTTTGACTCCATTCCGCTACGATCACGGAACCATTCGCTTCCGGGGTCTGTTGTAGGACACTGCAGCCATAGTCTGTCACTGATGTCCATACTTCTGAAGTTGTGATAGTGCCCAGACACCCACAGATCGGCCATACCCAGGGCTGTCTGCCCTGCAGCGTGACCGGAAAGGAACTTCATGATGTTATTCTGTCCTGCTTGGTGCCCATGAAATAGTCCCAGCATTGAGCCGGCAACATTCACGGTTAGAGTCTGATGACCGCTAGACGGATACCTGAACTCAATGTGAGCAAGCTCTGGGTTCTCTGCACAGATGTCTTGGACTGCAGAAGCGATTTCTACGTTCCACCCATCAGCTGGGTCAGCAGCTACTTGACGAGTTACCTCATCGTGGTTACCGTTAACAACAGGCACAATCATATGATCCGTGAGAGGGGCAAAAGCTTTAATCTGTGCCAAAAGCAATCTGCGGGCAACTCTTGTCTGCTCTGTGAGCCCGAGATCCGATGCAGCAAGACCCTGAAGCCTTCCATGCTGACTTGTATTTCCCTCAACGTGGTCTCCAGGTAGAGCAAGGCAAATAGTTCCTAATGAAAGGCCCATTCTCTTATATGCTTCAAATCTGTGTACCGCACTATCGGTGAGCTGTAGTAGCCGACCTATAGATTGTGGTGTACCTTCGTCACCGGTCTTCTTGCCAATCTGCTGGTCGCTGGGTGCCACCATGAAGGCACCTGTTCCGGTTGACTTCTTGATGCCCTTAGACGGGCGCCATTTTTTTATCTCATCCATCAAGGACTCAACGTCGAAGCCGTCTTCTGCAACTTGACCTGTTGGTAGAAGGTTTACTCGCACCGACTCTAGGTAGTCACCATCAAATTTTTGCCACTTGCCTCTCCGCATGGACGAAACTGTCCACTCTCGAGGGTCTAGTCCAAAGTCTTCCAGGACAGTAGTGGCGTCTGTTATTTCGCCTTCTGGGCGAGGGGCGGAGATTACAAAGCCACCTTTAACCGAATCTATGTCCATTCGGGAGCGCCAATCTTCTGGGACCCCTACCTTCTTCAAATCTGATCCACTGCGACCAGGTGAACGAAGCTCTTCTAGTTTCTTTGACAAATCCATTATGCTCCCGTTATCACTCTATAGCAAGCACAGTCTCTACGCCTATGGCGATCAACTGCGCTTGAACTTACATCATATCCTTCTTCTCGAAGAGCGTATGCGAGTCGTACGTTCGGCACATACCCTTCTGCCATAGGACTAGAGTTGATAACAGAGATAACGGCGTCTACGTCTGCTTCAGATAATTTTGGGTCCTGTAGAACTGATATCAGCTTACACATGAAGGTTTTTTTATAAGATGTCTTAGCATTCGTTATTCGATCTACTAAAGCCATAGTCTCTCCTCTAAGTTAGGGGTCGAGACCTATGCTACTACAGGTTTATATGTTTAGCTAGCTTTTCTACGAGTTTTTACTTGGGGCTTGGTATCTGAGCTAACACTTGCACTACGTAAACCTAGCGTAATGTCTTTAATTATCTCTATTTCAGTAGACACTTTAAGTACGTGCATCTCAATATTATTGACGCGATCAGCTAAAGAAGTTCCGCCGTTCTCCCAAAGTTGGTGCTCGACGCGCTCTAAGCGCTCAGACAGGGTTCTACCCGTACGATCAGTGCCAATTAAGTCATCAAATTTACGAAAGAGTCTAAAGGTTGCAACAGCTGCTGCTAAGATAGCGGTTACTGCTGCAATGATTGCTGATATCATAATAATTGATTCAAAAGTCATGAGCTATACTTAGTCCTACCGAGATTGCAATTAGATTTGCTTTACTCAATAATACCTTAAAAAGGTATCTCTGACTTGGAAGAAATGTCGTTAGTTCGGGCGTTCTTTAAGTCTTTCAGCCATTTTGGCATTTTGACTTGGCACGCAGTCGTAAAAGTGTGTATGCTATGAACAAGTTTCGCGAACAGTAATTATTTTTTGTAATGACGTAAGGGTAGGATTTAATGGGAGATTGGTCTTCTGCTGACGGCAGATTAGGCGGTGCGGCCAACTGGTACGCAGACCACGGGTGGAAAGTCCTACCAGTTCACGGTATAGACAAGCAGGGTAAATGCACGTGCGGAAGAGAGCACGCAGAGTCTAGGGAACGTGGAAAGCATCCCGCTATCAACTCTTGGAACAGTGAAGCAACCTCTGATCACGAACAAATTGCAACATGGTGGGGCGAAAATCCAGATTATAACGTTGGTGTATTTTGCAAGGATTCTGGATTCCTAGTAATTGATGTAGACCCGCGATCTGGCGGTGATGAGTCCTTTCTCAAGCTAGAAGAACGGGCTCAAGGGGCTCTGCCTCCAACTGTTGAGGCTATAACAGGTCTTTATGAAAACAGGGGTAAGCCTGTTCGTGGTCGCCACCTTATATATAAGTGTGACCCTAACGAAAAATTTATCGGGAACTTTAAGAGCGAGGGCTTGAATGGAATTGACGTAAAGCACAATGGATACGTCCTTATCGCTCCTTCTCGACATTTCTCGGGGTTGACTTACGAATGGAAGCCGGGCCACGCTCCTTGGGAGCGCGAAATTACCGAAGCTCCCGAAGAACTCCTTGCGGTAGTTCGTGCTAAGAACTCAAGGCGAGGGTCTGGGGCCGTAAGCACTAGATACTCTCAAGGTGACTGGTCAGGTCTGGCAGACCTCGACTATGGTGGAGGGCGTCTAGACATTGAGAAAATGTTTGAAGAAGGCATTACAGAAGGTTCTAGAGCTGTA